GAAGCTAAAAAGAAAGTTGAAATAGGTGAGGTCCCATCTATAATATTTATTGTTCCCTATAGAGACCGCTCACAACAACAAGGATTCTTCGCAAGACACATGAAGACGGTGATGGAAGACATACCAAAAGAAGATTACAAAATTTATTATATTCATCAAACTGATAAAAGAGATTTCAATCGTGGAGCAATGAAAAATATTGGATTTTTAATGGTGAAAGACAGATATCCTGAACACTATAAGAATATTACATTGGTGTTTAATGACGTAGATACAATGCCGTATAGCAAAAACTTTTTAAAATATACTACAACTCCAGGTGTTGTCAAACATTTTTACGGATATAAATTTGCTTTAGGTGGAATTGTATCCATCACGGGTGGTGATTTTGAAAAGACATTGGGATTTCCCAATTTCTGGGCATGGGGTTATGAAGATAACACACTGAAAAAACGTGTAGACAAACAAAAATTGACAATTGATTATAAACAATTCTATCCGATTATGGATAAAAATATTCTACAACTCAAAGATGGATTGAAAAAGATTGTGAATCGTAGCGAATTTGACGCATATATGTCCAATTCTGATAATAGCGGTCACCACACTATCAAGAATCTTACGTATGAAATCAACGAAGAAAATGGGTTTGTCAATGTCAAAACATTTGAAACTGAAAAACCAAATAACCCAAATGAAAATACACCTTATGATATTAGACAAGGAACTAAACCATTCAAAAATGGTAGACGAGGAGGAGGAATGAAAATGGCATTTTAAAAGGGTAAATACATCAAGGAGAAGACGCTACTAACAATTTGATAGCCAATCCTACTTCATCTATTGTTTCCCATATTCCCGAAATCTTGATAACATAGTACATATTATCAAGTTCATCAAAATTGACAGATTGTTTTTTGAGGTCCCGATAAATTTTCATACATCCAGAATAGAGTTGTTTGGATAATATATTTGATATTTTTTTATTACAATGGTGCTGACGTCTATAGTAATCAAGAATATTGTATTCAATTCGTACAAATTCTTGAATAATGCGTAAATTATGTTCTTGATAAGGATGAAATTGTAAAAATAAGCCATTCAAATGATTTTTTAATTCAAACTCTTGTAAATTCAAATAAAAATAAATACCATTCATAGTGAAAAACTGATTAGAAAACAAGATTTTGGAAAATGTCCCTTCTACAATCACATTATTTCGTTTTTCAAGTAAATAAGTGTTATGTATAGAATATTGATTTGTTTTCAATGCAATGTTCATTTATCTAATTGAATAAATGAACATATGTTTATTAGGTTTTGTTATAGTTTATAATTTACTCTTTGGCAGGTTCCTCAGCATCAACGTCTACTTGTTCTTTGATTTTATCAAGTTCTTCGTTACGTGCGTCAATTTCCTTTTGTAAATCAGCGATTTCACTTTCTAAGCGGGTCATCTTTTGAAACATAGACTCTTCCTCTTCAGCATCTTCCTCTTGTTCAGCAGGAAGTTCAGGCACTTCTTCTAAATCCTCTTCTTTTTCTTCACCTTCTTCTTGGTTTTCAAGTCCTTCTCTCAAGTTTTTAGTAAAATGAGAAAATACAATGAAACTATAAAATACAACTAAGGCAATTAAGAGAGCAGTGGGAATATTTACGGGTAATTTCATAATTATATTATAATATAATACTATATATTATATTAAATGACTGACATATTTACTTCTAATACTATATCCGTTCTTCCATCATGGAAAGGAGAAACTCTTGAACAAATTACTACATCTATTCGATTAAACAAGCGCGATGGAAGTGTAAGCGAAAGAAATTTATTTATTCCACAACCGCTGAAGCATTACCGTCGCGAAATAGCATCAAAAGACCAAACATGTAATCCAAGAACCTCTTTATCTATTGATTTACTAAATGCGCCAAATGGTTCTATTATTAACTCTCGGGCATCGGATAGAAATGGTTTAGTCAATACATTAGACATCAACCAAACTACTAACAAAACTGAAATTCCTGGTTCTTGTGATGCGGAATGTGCGATTGGAACACCTCAAACAAATGCTTTAAGTCGTGTAAGAAGCAGTGGAATGATTAAAAAGAACTACGACCCTGCTAATAACAAGTCAAAATATTATACAAATGCGGGACAATATTTGAATAGTCGTAGTAAAACTTTCCAACAAAACCAATACAATTATATTCGCGAAGGAGATTCGTCATTAACACCTGGAAGTGGTTTATCTGTAAACAATTTATATAGTCCTGCTGGAAAAACCGATTGCGACAAATTATTTCTATCTGTGGATACCAGCTTCAATTATGAATGGATTTCTGTGGATAATGGTCAAATTCAGTTTACCGTAGATGTTCCTTCTGGATATTATGACCTCCATGATATCAACAATCTATTACAAACAACGATGATTAACAATTATCACTATCTGTTACAGCCTGATAACCGAAGCAAAGTAACTTTATTGAATATTGCTTTGAACAGTTTGACTAAACGAGTTGAATTAACTTCTACACCGATTGATTCAAACACCAATTTAATCAAACCAGTTATTTCTTCCGAAATGGGTGACCAACCTGTGGATTGGACATTGCCTCCACCACCAGGACCAGGACCCAAATTCATATTAAATAGTGGTATATTGACTACTTCAATGGGTTTTACACCTGGAGTGTACCAAACAAATATCTCACCAAATGTCTCCAATTTCAAGTTACGTTACAGTGTTTTGTATTATAAACCAAATAACTATCAATTTGCTCAACAAGGAGCAGTATCTTCTAGTGATTTGATTGCCCGCAGAAAATACAATACAATTACTGATGCTGCGGCTTCTTATAGAACATCTTATGGATTACATGTTGCGAATGCCTTGGCGTATGGAGTTCCTGCGAATGGATATACTGTGAAGGATAAATATGGTTACCCCAACAAATCTACACCCACTGTGGGGTCTGATGGAGTATATAGAGAATGTACGGATACTAAGATTCGTGGCGGATAATAATATTGAATGTTAAAATTAGTTAGATGTTTATACATAAGTCTATAAATATCTAATATGGATAATTATCACGAAATACTGGAAGATAAAGTAAATGAATATCATGAATTATACGCATTAAGTAAACAAATATCGGGTTATCAAGGAAAATATATGAAGAGATTACAACATATAGCCAGTCGTTATTATTGGGATAGTTTTGAACGCAATGTAAGTCATCAATTAGAACGTATATCATTAAATATAAAAAAACATCTTATATCGTGTGAAGAACATCACGAAAAACTCAGATTAATACATAAAGATTTGAAATGTGGATTGAAACGATATTTGTTTAAAATTCATCGCGGACGTAGTCCAACTAATATAAAATTAGTCAATACATTTCTACCTCAATGTGTTGACAAACATATTATGAGTTTTCTGAACACACGTGACTGTCTCGCAGTAAGATTTGCATCGGTATATACAGACAAAAAATCAACAGAAAATATATTGAAATCCATGACTATATCTACAATAAAAAAATTCCCTTACATATACAATCATCATTATCATTATCGTGAAAACATGCTTATTTGTAAACGAGGAATGCATAAACTATTAAAATCATATACGAAAAGTAAATTGATTGAATTATTGACAGACAATTTTGACCATTTATACAAGAATTTTCGGGATTACAATTTAACACAAGAATATATTAATTATTTTCATAACTGTAAATTGAGTATTGATTACGAGTGGCCATATGACCGAATTTGTGGATTAAATCAATATAGTATACATTTCGATCCATACTATATTTCAAAAAGTTATATGGTTTATGCTTTACAAATATTATGCGGAATGCGTATATATAATGACAAAAAGATAGAAAGCAAAAAAGAAAAATTAATAGCGAAGAAAATACCCAGAAAGAAAGTCCAAAAGAATTAATCGTCAAATATATTGTATTCTACGTTGTGTTTCATACACCAATTTACACATTTGCGCAGATTGTTTTTGATGAGATTGTTTATTTTATCTTGTTTGTGTTTATTTTCAATCAATGAAACTGTATAATGTATATTTTCTATTTGTTGTTGTCCAAAAATAGCATTCAATTCTTCTAGCTTATTCAAGAAATAAGAATTAATAGGTATAGTCAAAAAACGATAAATATGTAACTCTTCTTTTTTGGTAGTCATTTTTTCAAATGCTCGGCATAAAAATGGTAAAAATACTTGATTATTTGGATAAACAAAACCTTTACATACAACATATTTTTCAGAGTTAGCGTATCTGCTTGTATGTGGTTTGACAATACTTACTTTTTCATAAAAAGAAGATAAGATATACAATAAATCTACAGTATGATGCATGAACGAGTCAAATATTTTCAAAATAAAACATCCACCTTGTTTCTGCATAACAACCGCAAATGCCATTTGAGCAAATAGTAAGTTTGAAATATGGCTTTCCTGATTATTGAAATCGTTTGAAAAATCAAATCCCCCATCTCCAGTAATCAAATCCATACAAGAAGCATATTTGTTGGCGCAATATGTAAAATTATCCATAGATAAAATATTACCTGTCCCATCTTCCCCGTTTTCAATAAATACATTTTTATGTTGACTCAAAAAATTCTTGGTTTTCTTCCAGGCAGGTATATTTGGGTCATGTTTATCATCTAAAATAGTCATGCCTATGTATTTATCATAAGGACATTTGCGTTGTTTACATAGTGCTTCAATAAAGCCTCCAGGTCCTTCCGCAAGGTGGAAACTTTGTATTGGTTTGGAACTGACTTCTAATTTAAATATTTTCATAATTTCTATCATTTTGAAATAAGACCTTGATAATGGGTTACAAGCAGCAACATATTTATTTTTATGAGGTATGTTTGTATGAATATATTCATATGGGTTTGTATATTTTTTGAAAATATCCCAATCCTTTTCAATTAATCCAATATGTTTTTTGATTTCGTATAAGTAATCACTTTGTGATTGTGAAATAATCGCATTTGGCTGTTCATTTTTTTCAATATAGTCTATATATTTGTAAGTAAAAAAATTATTTCTTGGTAATTGATAATATGTCATCAAAAAATAATTATTCTGGCTATTATTATCAGACTAATTATTTTTATATCATTTCACTTTGGGTTAATTTTTTTCTATCACCACTTTTTTTTTGTTTTTGCGTATTTTTTTAGGTTGAACTTTTAGAGTGACGTCATCATTTTCTGTGGGTTCTTTCTTTTCGGTGGTTGTCTTAGTATCTTGTGGTTTATCTTCTTTTTGGTCATTTTCTATTTCATCAATTTGTGTATGTATATCTTCCACCTTAGCATTCTCTCTGTTGGACATATTTACATTTCTTACTTTTTTGAATACAAAGTATCGGTTCATGAACGAAATACGTTTTTCTTCGGGACTCATATACAAAGCTGTTCCAACATCTTGTTTCATGCGTGGATTTTTTGCGACTGCGTCTTCCATTTGTTTGAATAAATCTGAAAACATGCCTGTACCGCTTGGTAAATTCATATGCGTAGCATCTTCTGTTGGGACTACAACAAATCCGTAGTTTTCCATTTCTCGGATAAAGTAGTCAAAGTTCACCAAATACTCCACAAATGTCTTGTTGATGCTTTCTTGATATATTCCAATATTGTAACCCAAACTGAGTTCGTCATCAGGAAATCCAGTCTTGTTGTACATCTTGGTGATTTCATATATCTTCTTACCATCTTTCATAATGGGAATACTTTCACCTTCTTCTTTGTTTTTCAACATATTGAAAACGGTTTGTCCATCATAACAAGTTCCAATGAAATGTCCATCTAATTTGGTACATTCACTCAAGTTACGTATGAAATCGTGTAGAGTGTCACGGTTTTCAAAGAAATAATGCATAGCAAATTGACAAGAGCTAATATTGAACCCTTGTTCGCCAATACCGTATTGATTATATACACCCTTTCCGAGTAATTGTAAGTCCTTGGGGCCATTACCAAATACAGCTTTAGATACTTGCTTATCTTTGTCAGTTTCAAAAGCAGACCCGTTACGAATATTGACTCCACTGTTTCCACGCAAGAACAAAGCTCTCATCTTACTTTGCTTGTATTTTTTCATCAAGTTCAAATAACGAGCACAAGCACCATCAATACGGTTATAAATGTTATCTCTTGAAATATCAATACCAAACACGAATTTCAACTTTGATTTGGACCACTTAGATAAGTCGCCAGCTTTACCTACTGCATAATCAATCAATGTATCTCCGCGATTAGAAACACCAGAAATAAGTGTGCGTTTGACCACCATATTATGGAAATCGCGCAATCCCTGTGTATTTGTTTCTTCATTGGAGCGACTATAATAGACATCGTTTTCTTCCACATATTCAGGAATATTTTCACCAGTGCTTATCATTTCTTCTGTAATAGGATGATGAATAGAATGCCAGTTACTGTTAGCAACATGATATGCATTACCGTAATTTTTCAATCCGGCTTTCAGTTCCGCGGTTTTATCATATCTTACACGTAATGGAACCCATTTCCACCCATCTTTATTTTCATGAACGTATTTGAACTCTACAATCATGTCTTCTTCAAAATATTCTCCCTCTTCTGATAACAATACCATATTCTCACCTTGTTTCTTCAAAATAACTTTACATACGTGTGCGTTTTCATCATAAGGATGAGTAGGAATAAACGGCACAGGTTTGTATTCGTCGTTGCTATCTACATCGTCTGTTGTGTGGATATTATCATTCAATATATCTTGGCAAGGATTCAAGTATCCATGTTTTCGTTCATCATAACCACATCGTAAAGTGAGAGTCTTGTATTGAATAATGTTTGTATTCACACCAACATTGATACCATCTTGATAAATATTAGATATTTTATCTTTGCCGGTTTCCGTTTTCTCTACAGACACAAGGAAATCAATCGTATTGAATTGGGGTGGCTTCCATTTGAATGAAGAATTCCAAGTGGTCTTGAACAAACTTCCAGGTTCCTCTTCTTCAGCATCCGCACCAACAGCATAATACGCAGGAGTGAAAATCAGACCATCGGTTTCATATTCATAGTTATCATCTTTTACCTTAGATAAAATATTGGAACAAGCCTTGAAAATACTGATGTCCTCGCTGGTATGATAAAATTCTTTTACTTGAATACGAATACCAGATTGAACTGTTTTTGTCTTTGGTTTGACTTCATTATCTTGAGCATGGTCTAAAATAGAAACGGCTTCCAGTTCTTGAATATATGTATGGAGCAATTTCAAACGGGATTTGCTAGAAGGTTCTTCCGTGGAACGGGAAAGAAATGGATAATGACGAACGGACCGGTTGTTAATATAATAAATATCAAAAGCTGCATAGAGGTTGACTAATTGTTTGTTTTTATCATATTTTATGAATTCACCATCTAATAAACTATCAAACAATGGGCTGTTATTTGTCTTAGACCCAGTAAATATGACCCGCATATTTGTATCAATCATATACATTTTTCCGTTTTTGCCTATATACAATAGCCTTCTCTCACCATCTGCTTTATCAGTAACTGTGTAATCATTCAGAATTGTTTTATGTTCATTATCGCTATCCGATTCAATAATATTGGATAATTGCAACGTATATGAACTGGGACCAACAAAGTGTTTCGGCAATACGCGTCTATATTCATATTCTTCGCCGTGTATCATTTCCATATATTGTTTCATAATATCATCTTGTTCGTTATAAGAAACAGGGTATTTTGTATCTTGAATACCAGATAGAACAATACGAATGACTTTACGTAGCTCAGCTAATAATTTATCAGCATCGTCAAACTTAGTTCCAGAACCCACTCTAGTATTATCTACTTCCAACTCAATTTCATAATGCTCAATATTGGAAAATACGCCCGCTTCTTGAATATTATATTGTGGAATAGGTACGCGATTATTCATTTTGGAGGTTTTCACAATAGTCAAATCCGCAAAGATAGGATACGTTTCATGATGAAAACGAACGCGGTTCAATGAACGGAAAATCTTCTTAGAGTCTACCCATTTGGACATAATGTTTCGCGCAATATTGCTATGGATATTGAAATCTTGCTCTTCTTGGAACGACACACGAAAGTTAAAATCTTCCATATCCAATTTTTGAATAAACTTATCTTGTTTATCCTTTGGAAATGATTTACGAGTAAATTTAATCTTGTTGAACACATTAGAAGGCATATTGACTAACTTTTGGATATCATTTGTTTCGCAATATTGTTGAATCAAGTCGGTTCCCACAATTTCCGCGCGAATATTAGACATCCTTGTTTGTCCACTACGAGGGTCGGTATATTCATTTTGAATACGCAACATTTGGTTACCATTGTTGTTTTCCGTTTTGAATCCACAAGAATATAACTGCTTGATTACATTATCGTAATTCGTTTTTGTAATCGGTTTCTTGATACGCGGGTTAGTTCCAAAACGAATCTCCAATTCGCTTGTTTTATTGTTTGTTGATAATAAAGGGTTACTTTCTAAATAGAGAGAGACGATTCTATGAAATTCTTCTTTCTTTTCACGCATGTTATTACCGGCTGTTTGTGTTGTTGAATCCATAATATAGAATCTTATATAGTAAAATCATATATTATTTTGATGTAATCAATTTTGTATATTTTACCAATGTATCGTTTCCAAAATAGTTTCATACATATCATTTTTTTTCAATTTATCGCTGGGTAACTGTAGTTTGTTCATAATGGATGTTAAATCAGCGATTTTGTATGTAGAAAGTCCTTTCAAAGATTTGCGGATTCCTTCTAAACATACAAATTTCTTCTCCAAATTTTGAATATCGCACGATGAAACAGGCACCAATTGTAATTTATATTGTTTGAACCCGTCAACATACATAAAATATGTTGGAAGCTCGCTATCAATGATGAATGGTAAATAACTATACTTATCTTTGTTGATAATATACACATTAAATTTGTAGAAACATAAATAAGAATACACATTCACGAGAGAGGTAGATTGTTGATTAATAGATAAGTCAGCCAATAATTCTGTGACTGCTGCTTTTGTAAATTTATGATTCGCGTCTTTTAATAAATGTGTATTGTCTTTCAAATAATCAAAAATAGTCTGATTCACCTCCATTTTTTTCAATCCATAATTTCTGTGGATTGCGTTATATTCTCCTTGTGAATACATAGCCACATATAAACACCAAAACAAGGAATCTTTTTGCGTAGGTATGAAATAATCAGTGTGAGTTGTTTCTTTTTGTTCATATTTATTTTCAATTGAGTGTTTTTGATTCGTTTTTTCTACTGGAACATCTTGTATAGGTGCTGATAATACTTCATCTTTTACAAAGACATAGGGATGCAGTGATTGTATTACATCATTTACATTATTGTTTTTATGAAAACAATAAAATACGGAATTTGCGATTGTGGTCATTGAAAATAATTTATGAATGTAGAGAGCTATATGATAGTATGGTGTTGTCTTTATCTTCTTTTTCAATAAATAATGATTTCTTGAACTCGTCTTTTTGATACTCCATTGTAGCTAAATTAGTGGCTTTTTCTTGGGTATATTCAATATATTTTTTCATTTCTTCTAGTATATCGTTTGACAAATATGACATATTTACAAATACTCCACTCTTATTCTCGTTTAATTTACATAAATTTTTAGATAATAATTTTAATATTTCTATTTGGTCTTGTTTATTCATAAGTTCAATACTATGTTTTATGCTTTCCAGCTCACTCGGTGAATACGTGTTTTCAGTCGCCATGATTATAATAAATAGCTGAATAAAGTTTATATAGTTTTTAATATCGTATATATATAAATTCATAATAGTGCCAACAATATATCTCAAGAACCATACTTAGTGCCCCGTGATTATTGCGCATATTTTCAGGAGATTTGCCAAATATATAATACATGTAATGATATTCTACTTTGTCATCGTGAACTTGAACCCGTATATCTAAGGTGTCGTTATCAATATTGTTTACGCGTCGTTCGTGCGATTTCAAACGATTGGGTAGTATACATCGCATAATTCCATCAGGTGAAATACCCGGTAAAATACAATATACATTATTTATTTTGCGGGGTATTGTAATCTGGTTATATACATCAAACTCTCTACGCACTTCAATATCATCTACAAAAGATACAATATACTGCAATATATGATAAGGTAAGTGATACATCCTTAGAATAAAACAATATTTTTCATATTACAAAAAATCAACATCCAATATAATGTTATATTTATAGATTACACCATTCATTGGGATAATGACTTTCATAATCTGGATTATGATCCAACTTAGAGTTATAAAAAAACAGGTGATGAATTTTTACATATATTTCGGTTGGTTCTAATGTCCACCTGTGATAATCACTCTGATAAATTCGGATTAAACATACAAATATTTTTTTCAAGAAGTCTTTTATTTCCTGAACTAACTCTTTTGTAAGCGTATTAATATGTAAATCTATATGACGCCAACTATATTTTTTTCCTTTTGTAAATAATTTTGAATAAATTTCATTAAATTCATCTTGTAATTCAGTAGAAAGACCAAGGTCTGCTAAACCTAAACAACATCTATACATCCCTTCTTGACGAGACGAAAATAGTTGTGTATTATTAAAATGTGAGTTAAGGAGAATCAAATTGAGAAGAATGTAAAGGGAAACCAAACTATTCGGATAAGCGATTTGTCCCCCACAACTTTCTACCCATTTTTCGTATTCCCATTTTGTAGGATTAAGTCCATCATTATCCTCTTTCTTATAAGTTTCAGCAAAATCTTTAATAACTTGATGAAAAGTGTTAGAAAAATGAATTAATTGTGACCTCTTCATACAAACATCAGGGATAGTATAACCATTATCTATTATGCGTAGATCGAGAACCATTGAATCACATAAAAAATTCCAATAAATTTTTCCGTGATTGTGACAATTTTCAGACATATAAATACAATGATTTGGGTATTTATATATGTTCATCAGTTCGCGTTTATATCACTTTTCTATTTTTTTTCATTTACTAATTCGCCCATACAAACAATATATGGGTCATTCAATTCAAATCTGGTTCCAATAGCGCGCACTAAGATTTTCTGGTTTTCATCTACTTCATTAAATCGTTTGTCATTATGAAAATGGTCGCGTGCGATAAATACATGTATAGGGATATTTCCTTCATTATCAATGACTTGTCCATGAATACCTGCCTTTGTGATAGTCTTTGATGTGCATTCCATAATCATTCCTTCTACTGGATGACAAACCATACACTCATAAACAGTATCAAATAGAATCTTTTCGTTTTCAACGACACCACTTGAATAACTTGTTACACGAACTGAATTTGGTTTGATAAAACCTTCTGGACTACACTTACCTTGTATCATTTTAGAGATTGACTTTTCTAAATTAGATTTAATGTTTTTACCAATTTGATTCATATTCAGTGATATTTTTTTTGTAAGCATAGATTTGGTATATACATCAGTACGCAACTTACGTTCTTGAGGTTGTTTGGCTTCCATAACTAATATACAGATAGAAACTTTTATCTGTATCTTATTTGTACAATGTATTTAATTCAATTTTTCCTATTTGTCTTTTTATTTTTTGACGCCAATTATATTGTTTACAATGGCTTCTTCTTTGCTGAAAAACCATTTTTTCTTATCTTTTTGGTGTTTGTTCATATGACGCAGCAAAATTTCCATCATCGCACATAATCCTGTTTTGAAAATTCCATTTTGTTTAGATTTTTTGATTGTTTGTCCATTCTTAGATTCTTCTATTTGAATAGTTTGAACAATATTGTCGTCCGTGTACATTTTGCTTGGTAAAATAGAATTGATACGTTTTATGATATCACTCTTTCCTTTAGATTCACAGAAAATGCCTACAATGTTTTTCTTTTCAGATAAATCTTTCATCTTAAAGTCAATATTGTCGTTCTTAGACAAATACATGAATCCGATTGTTTGATTATACGTATTCTTAGGCTTGATGAACTTATCAATAATACTCATTTTGTAGTCTTCTAAATCTTCTTCTTCCACACCGGTCCATAACATGTTGTTCAGTTTGTCTTGTTGATATACAACATAGTTGGAAGTGTCACCATATGTATGGAATAACAATATACCAGTGTGTTTATTATCTGATTTGATAATTCGTTCATCAAAGTAGGACTGCATATAACCAAGAATATCGTGTGTATCTTCGTCCAATGTGGCTTTTCCTCCATATAATGCTTGAACCAATACAAGTTTGTTTTTCAAAGACATGGTATCCAAATTATGATAGACTAAGTGTTCTTTGAATTCAGATTCGCTTATTTTATGGTTTTTCGTCAAAACATTCATTACATTTCCCGCATGTTTATACCAATCGTGAGAACCTTGCGATAATAATGAATTTCGCATAGCTAATGCGTTGTCCACGTTTGTAATGATAGAATTTGCGATTGCGTGAAACGAGTCTATTTGTTCCAATTCATCTTCTATTATCATGGTTACTTTACTGGGCTGTTTAGATGGTATTTCTATCTTGACATTCTTATGTTTGTAATCAATGGGAATGCTGCGTTCATAAATACTTGCGTATTCGTCATTCAATTCAATTGGTTGAAATGCATATACATCGCCGTTGTTTATCAAATATCCTCTACGACCGTGTTTATCTATTAAATAGTCGTGTTTGTTTTGTATAAAGCGAGTCAAAGCGAAGTCAATTTCTTCACGTGGATATTCTTTACGGACATTAATAGCATTCATTAAGGTTTCACGCGTATAAAAGAAATCTTCTTTGAAAAGTTCTCGGATGCGTTTAATAATCTCGTTGTAGTTCATTTTAATAAATCCATCATTGTATGTTGTATCATTTATTTTTACATTGTCTATATCTACACCACGAGAACATGTGTATTCACAATTATCCATATAATCACATACATTTGAAAAAGGTTTGTCTCCTATTTGGAATTCAATGGTTTTTCCACTGGAAATATTGACAGATACATCTTTGTTCTCAGTAATAGATAGTAATTTCTCAATAGTGAAATTAGATTGTCCAATATTCAATAAACAATCAACTGACTGTTCTTTCAAAATACGTGTAATCTCACCAATTTTCTTAGCCTTCTTTTCGGCAAAACGATATACATACATATCAGCTGCTTCATTTTCGCGGATTGCGTTTGTAGTATGGTAATAAATCTCCACATTACGTTCTTCAAATGGAAGATGACAATGACTCAGGTTTCTTACAGCACGTCCTGTAATTTGTTCTGTGCGGTTCATATTATACCAAGGTTCCATCAAGTGAACTTGACGAACATTTTTAAAATCCAATCCTTCTGCAGCAGCTCTGGTAATTAAAATGACTTTCACAAGTTCTCCATTTTTATTGTTTTCGTTGGTAACATATTTTAAATCATCCAAATTGTTTGGTGAAAAGTTTTTATCTCCCGTAATCATTACATATTTTGCTTGTTGGAAAGTTTGTCCGTCAGAATTATCAAAGTCCTCTTTGGTTGTCATTTGTACACTATCAATGGGCTCAATAGGTGGTGTAGCAGTTGCGAATAAAGGCTTTGTATAAGGTGCGCTACCATAACGCGTAAAACCCATTTCTTCTAATGCGAGAGCCATAGGAACAACACCGCCATCAATATAATGAGAATATACGATAATAATACCCTTAGAAGCCTTGATTTTATTAGCAATATTTGATATTTTATGACTGTATTTGGGAAGAACATCTGGATGGAAAATGCGTCCATAGTTCTCTATAATGTCGGGTTTATACTCAAAGTTGTAACGCAACATATAATCTTTTTGAACACTCTTATGGTCCATGATTTCATTTAATCCATTTTTACCAATATAACTTTTCACAAGGTTATCAGGAACAGTCGTATTTTCATCTAATATTAAGTTATCCAGTTCTTCATTTGGATAAACAATATTCAAAGATTCTAATAATTGTTGTAAAAATGTATAACCAAACTTCTCCATATTTTCAAAATTGGGGAATGTATTTTGGTCATCTGCTAACACAGTTTTTTGTTTCAAATGTTGTAATATGGCCAAGTATCCCTTTTCTTGGTATGGGTCTAATTGATTAATATAAATAGGTAGGTTCTCAATTGTTTCTTCCATTTCCTTGCCATTTAGCTGATATTCCGGATATTTCACTTCTTTTAAGGTGTTTTCGGGCTCAAATTGGTCAGGATAAATTCGGTAAGGAAATGTGTATGGGTTCTCTCCTCTTACAAAAGAAACGTATCCTGTCAGTTTTCTTTGTAGTAGTTCTTTTCCACTCTCTTTGTTTTCGTCGCCCTCTATGAAGTTCCCATTTGAATCAAAGACTTCGTTCTCTTTGATAGTGCTACGTTTATCTACCATATTCAGTAGATTTACTGTCCAAATAATCTCTTTATAGCTATTGTACATAGGGGTTCCCGATAATAATAATAAACGAATGTTCTCCGCATGTTGAATTACATCCATTAACATAGTGGCGGTTTTCTTCTTTTCTTTGTTGTCGTCTGAAATACGAATATTATGGAACTCATCAATAATAAATAGATGATTATTGAAGTATTTACGTATTTTTTGAATGCGTTTTTGTTGAGCATTTTCAGAGTCATCACTTATATGATTGATTTTTCTTTGAATATAATTGCCTAGTTCTCCGTATCCAATAAAACGGTAATGTTCATTAATCAAAGTATTCATTTGAGACACAATCTTATCCTTGGGAAGATTTTTCAAAGAAGTAGGATTAATTTCTTTCAATAATTCGTTTCCAATACATGTATGTAAATTCCACTGGTCTCCTATTTTCATTAATTTCCTTTCATCAAATAACTGCATGCGAAAGTTATTTTGAACATTGGGAGAAGCAACAATGTAAATCTTTTGTTCTAACCCAATTTGTTTCACATATCTACGCATTTCTTCAGCAACACCAATCGCACTACATGTTTTACCAGTTCCTAATCCGTGATATAATAACAAAGCATTATAAGGTGTTTGAAACGACAAAAAGTTTTTTACGAACATTTGATGAGGCATCAATGAAAATTCTTGATTACACATTTTTTCAGCTTGTTCTTTGATATTTTTGATAGTACCATCATAGCGAATAGAATTGAATTCTTTTCTGGATGAAATTTTTGCGTTGAAATTTGGGTCATTCAAATCTGGATACAGAAAATCATAATCATCGTCTAATACATGGTTGTTATACATGGCTCTCTCATTTTGTTTATTGATTTTATTGTAGTCATTTGAGTTTACATCTCCAGGTAATAATTCTAATTCAGTTAATAACTGTTTTTCTTTATCGTTCAATTCAACATTATCCATTTCAGAAATATCCACGTCTTCATCTAATTCTTCTATATCTATTTCTGGTTCTTCCTCCATTTCTTCTTCTACGAATTCCTCAACAGGTTCGTCCTCTATTTCTTCTATATCTATTTTTGGTTCTTCCTCCATTTCTTCTTCTACGGGTTCCTCAGTAGGTTCTTCCTCCATTTCTTCTTCAACTTTTTCTTCAGCCAACAAACCTCTTTTTTTCTCTAAGCATACAATCCAATTGATAAATTGTGGTTTCAATCGTGCCCCCATAACACTTTCTGTTTTCGGGTCTTCAATACCTAACATATAAATCAATCTGGAACGTAATTCTTTAATAGTCATTGATTTCAGTTCGGCTTCACGTTCTTTCTCAATAGGACCTTCTATTTTATGCTCGTAATTACAACCTTCTATTAATTTTCGTGGTCTCTTTCCAACAGGTTCGCATTCACCAGTAGTTTTATTGCGCCTTTGGCCTTTGGGACAACGTTTTTTATCTTCTTTTTCTTCTTCTTTCTCATCACTACGTTCTAACCGATTAACAAGTTCATTTAAAGCAGCATCTACCAACAAATTTCGTTCAGAAACTTCCATTGGTTGTATATCGGCAATTTTCTCAATAGGCAACGGTGATTTCTTTTTTGTTGTATTCTTTGAATCATTTGATTTTACCTTTTTTGTATTTCTTGGCATGAATAGGAATATATGTATATAGAATAAACATATATTTCTGTTGTTTTTTAATAAAATAATACTGGTTTATGATAAGTTAACATATTATCTAAATTCGTCAACATGTGCTGTTTTTCTAAATTGTAAGGACGCATACACTCAATGCATTGTTTTAACGATTTCCATTCTATTTTACTTACTTCCATCTTATCATATTTATACGACAAAAGCGTCTTCTCATAATCCATATAAGTGATATAGTACTTATGTTTGTATGACTTGTAATTTGAACCAGTAAAATTCTCTTCAAATGGAAAAATGTTTTGAATACTATGTAAAGATTCAATGGGAACCCCAGTTTCCTCTTTGAACTCTCGCAAAGCACAATCATAATCTTTTTCTTGAAAATTACGTCGTCCTTTTGGAAATCCCCATTCAGGCTCTTCCCATTGTGTGTATTGTTTACTCTCTTCTATTAATGTATTCAAATTATAAAATCCTTGTTTGTTATAAATACCATCCTTTATAACCTGAAACTTATTTCTGGAAACAGTTTCTTCTTGCTTATATTGATTAGATAAACGATTATTCCCCCACACAGACAACCATAACTCATCAAAAGAAAGAGAATCCAGCTTGGTCTTTTCATCTTGTGTCATTTGTTTCAGCATATTCATAATGTAATCTTTGTTATTTACTGAATATTTTCCTCTCATGAAATCAATAAAACCTAATGTATCTTTTCTACGTATCATTAAATATTCTTTTTGACTATTATTTATGCGATAAGCAATAATCCCTACACTGGTAATAGGCATTTTACATTGACTATAAGAATGCCCATCTTTTCCACAATTGTTGCAATAATTATCTGAACTCATAAAAAATAATGAATATAGGGTTTCTGAATTGTATTAAAAAGTAATCTTTATATATATTGCCATTTATGAATTTCAATGCTGAAACATGGGGACCTCATTATTGGTTTTTTTTACATACAATAGCCGAATTTTATCCATTAACGCCAAATGAAGTAACAAAAAAGAAATATTACGAATTGCTAACCAATATGCCTTTGTTTATACCAAACGAAGAAATGGGAAACAAATTTAGTGAAATACTCGATAAATACCCAGTATCTCCTTATTTAGATAATCGTGACTCGCTGGTGAGATGGATGCATTTCATACACAATAAATATAATGTGATGTTAGGAAAAGAAGAAGTATCCTTAGCAAGAGCATTAGAACTGTATAGAGAGCAATACAAACCTAAGAAAATATCATTTTTAGATAATATCCGATTAAAGTCAAGATATATTCATTTTGCTTTCATTTTATTCCTGATAGTTATGATTTATTTGTATTACAGTGAATAAATAATCAATGAATTAAATCTAATCATATGTTAAATGAGAATAGAACTTATCATATTATTAATCGCTGGATTCATCATAGCAAACATTTATACTGATGGTAAATATGTAAAAATAATGATGACCTGGAAAAAGTATTACCAAATGGCTGGTGTAGCAATTGGTGCGTTATTTTTTTATTATATTGTGAAACATAACCCATTGCGAGCACGTGAAATGCTGGTAACTTCCAATGAATATATAAAATATTTGCCGGTAGACAAAAGTACCACCAACATGATTTCTCCCATATTAGATTTCACTACAAAACATTCTTATTTTCAAGATAACTCTACTAACCCAATTATACCTATGAACACTCCGCAACAATATCGTGGAGAACAACGTATGATGAATTCAGGAAAAACCGGAACAAAACGTTCCGTTAGTGAAACAAAAAAGAAGTTTGTAGCTTCCAGACAAAATTGGACGTGTGATGATTGTAAAACTCAATTGAGTGCTTGGTTTGAAGTGGACCACGTAGTAAGATTAGAACACGGTGGAAGCAATCATGTAGATAATTTAGTTGCTTTATGTAGAGAATGTCATGGAAAGAAAACTGCTATGGAAAACTTGTGAGTCCTATCTGGATGAATCATTTAATAAAATATCCATTTATAATATATTAGCATTATAAATGAATGAAACAACAGAACCAGATTTGATTGAAAAAGGATTTCGTAATTTTGGTAAATTAAATAAAACTATTTCATCATCGATTGACCAAGCAAATAAAGCGGTTGCAGAACAAATGAAAGACGCGGCTTCTTCGCCGGCTATACAAAATGCTGTTTCCTCGCACGGATATATTTTATTGATTATGTCTGTGTTCATTGTATTCATGGTATTTACATCAAATTATACAATGTCCATGACCTATGATACAAGATGGTTGAGCCTTCCTGTTATATTATTACTTGCTTATGGATTATATAATTTTGTAAGTCCTATGCCTGTAACAAATAATTGGATTTCGCCATGGGTTGGTAGAACTCTGTTAGTAGCATTTAGTGGGTTACTTGTGTATTACTATGTTCAATTCTCACAACAAACTAACACCACATTGAGCTATGTATACGCATTTTTATCTATGTTAATGGTGCTTGTTTTATTAGCTACTGTATTTTACTTTTTGGGTGAATACATCAAACGATTAGAAGGATTACCTGGGTTAGCAGCACAATTTTTATTTTATTTACCATGTCTGATATTACAATTTGTGAGTTATATGAAGAAGGAATTCAATGATACAACAAGCACGGTATTCTATTTGTTTGTGATTCAAATAGTATTAATCTTGTTATATATTTATTTACCAAAGATTACCAAAGAGTTGTTTATGAAGAAAGGTATTAATTTATTACCTGATACACTATTTTTAGATGAACCACATGTATTAACTGGTAGCGAACGATTGAAAATGGAACAAATAGATATATTTGACCAAACGTCAGTTTTTCGTAAAAATTATGCAATCACATTTTGGTTATATTTAAATGACCAAGGTTCTAATTACAAGGCTTATGCAAAAGAATCCAATATTTTTAATTACGCAAACGGTGCGCCTCATATAGTATATGAAAACAACCTAGATGACCATCATGGAAGAAATAATTTGGTCATCTACTATACTAACCAAGACAACAAGCAACAAGACAAAATAAAACTGAAAATCACCAAACAAAAATGGCATCATATAGTGGTCAATTATAATCACGACTTTTTGGATGTTTTCATTGACGGCAAATTGACCAAGTCTCATCCATTAGATGGCGTACAGCGCAAATACAGCCCATACGATAATATTATGGTTGGTGATAAAGACGGATTAGATGGAGCAATCTGTAATGTGAATTATTACAAAGCTCCGTTGTCTAAGAGAAATATTCTGAATGAATACAACTTACTTGCTTACAAGAACCCACCTGTTGAAACCGAATGGATACCAAAAGATTTGATTGATTGGAATATGTTAAAGAAACTATTCTTTTTACGAACGAACTAATTTATATATTTTTTTATAGCCATAAAATATATAAATATGAATACTACAGTCATTGTTTTAGGAGTTATTATTATTTTATTGATTTACGTGTTGTATTACTTCTTGTCCAACCAGTCTTCAAAACTCAGTGATAGTGCTAACTTGAAGCAACCTCAACCACCAATCACAAATGTTCAAAAAGCTACCAATTCGCGTTATGGTTATACCCTATGGCTCTATGTGAATACATGGGACAACAATGTGGAAAAAACTATATTTAGCAGAGATAACAATATGAAATTGTATTTGGACAAGAGTGGTCCTATATTGAAATTAGATATGGTAATGTCTGATGATAGCGTTGAGACCATGATTATCACTGATAATTTCCCTCTTCAAAAATGGGTATGTATTGGTTTAAGCGTAGACAACCAATTTGTCGATGGTTATATTGATGGTAAATTGATTCGTTCTCAACGTTTTTTCAAGACTGGAACCAACACTATGCCAAAAGTTCCTCCTAGTGAAGAGACCCCCATCTTAGTTGGAAACATGGAAGGCAAGTTTGACGCATTTTTGGCTAATTTCAAGCGTTGGGTTGCTCCATTAGACCCCAAGACTGTTTGGGAAACCTATTTAGATGGAAATGGTTCAAGTAGGTTGTTGAATATGCTCACTGCTTATGGTGTAGATATTGCTATTTTGAAGAACAACCAAGAACAATCTAGATTCTCTGTTATTTAAGATAAATGGTTAATAATACAATTGTATGGTTATAATTTTTATCATTATATTATAACAATATATATGAACGCCCCACAAGCAAATACAAGTAATTTACCAAATATAGCGGATAAAATACCTACACAACAAAACATACAACAAGGTATTACTAATATTGGAAATACATTGCAGGCGACTTCCAATCAATTAAGTGAATCTTTCAACGAGTTTTCCAAACAGTCTGCTACTGTACCTGAAGCAACATCTGGATTTCTTCAATCCAATACCATTATTGCTAAGTTTGCCTTTATTATATTAGTGCTTATTGGTATGCTTGTTCTTCTCAATTTAGGCGTAATTTTGATGAGTATCATCTTTGGTCCATCTGAAAATCCATTTTTGATTGATGGAATGATTGATGGAAATAGTTCTATGGTTATTTCTCAAGACCCAAAACATGGCGAATCAACTACTCTTCTTCGCTCGAATAATGAAGACAGTGGTGCTGAATTCACTTGGTCTTCTTGGATTTACTTAAAAGATTTAGGAAACCAAGACGAGAAATATCAACATATTTTTAGCAAAGGAGATGGGGTATTTGACTCAGTATCTAACATCGCAAGTATCAACAATGCGCCAGGTGTGTATTTGGAACCCAAAACAAACAATCTTCATATTATCATGAACACTGTGAAATTCGGTGATTCCAATACTTCTACAGTTATTAAGAATTTGCCTATCAAAAAGTGGATTCATTTAGCAATTCGCCTACAAAACAAGATTATAGATATCTATGTAAATGGTGTTATTAGTAATCGTATTATATTGAGTAATGTACCCAAACAAAATTATAGTGATGTGTATGTTGCTCAAAATGGAGGATTTGCTGGTAAATTGGCCAGTTTACGTTATTATAACTCAGCATTGAATGTATTTGAAATTAATAGCCTTGTTCGCAAAGGACCTAATCTCACTGTGAAGGACGGTGCTTTGAAAACCGACTATTTTACTTATCTATCTAACTATTGGTACTATTATAAGACACCTTAATAGTAAAACGTAATTATATTATATAGTCTGATTTATTATATAATATGTCTGTTGACGTAAGTGGAGCATGTTTACAAAGGCGAAAACAAATGATATTCACTGTTCCTCCTATTCGTCTTGAGTCTGTTTCGCCTTATGATAACTATACAAAAGAAGAATTGGATATGCGCAGAAAAGCTGAAATATTACAATACAAAGGTAACAGTCAAGCGTCCAAAGGAAACAACTTAACAAAGAAACAGAGAATGGCTCAAATATTGTCTGGTAATTATCAAAATTCTACATATCCAGGAAAGATTGTTCAAGTTGTTACAGAAGTCCGTAATGAAATATTTGATTTGAGTGAAAATCAATATTCTTATCAGACTGTTACATCAAATGTAGATGCTTCTTGTAACGATAACCAAATCATTTATACATCAACCAGTGCGTCTGGTGTTCCAGGTCCACCTATGTTATTATATAATGACCCCTCCATTCCGTTGTATAATTATAAGAAGAATACAGAAGCATTAGCTATAGTAAATGATGAAGATACAGATGAATGGAGATATAATATTCTTGATAACATTTTCATATTACACAATGTAAGTGCCGAAGTCTTTTCATTGGGCATCCAATATGGTATTCAAAACCCTCAATATACGTATAATTTCCAAATTCCTTATGGAATATTTGTTCGCGGATTTTCAAGTGGAAATGTTGAAACTACCTATGATTTGTCGTTGAGTCTATCCACCACGACCCCTTTTGGAATGTCTGTATTATATAACAATGGAAGTGTTATTGACCCAACTACTGGTTCAACATTGACGCCCAGTGTTACTTATACTGATTCTTCTTTCAATGTTCGTTTACTTGATACATCCTTTAATGAATTAAATACTGCGTTCCAAGCAATTGTTCACGGAGGAACGATTGAAGTATCTAATATAAATGTTTTCACAGAACGTGGTTTCATATATGACATCAATGCTCTTCCCAAAATCACAATAGAAACCCCTTTTGGTTATGAAGATGATTTCAATAATGTAGAATATGGTGTAGTATTCAATCTAAGTTCAAATAATTTGCTAGTAGAAACAAACTGTAGTGTGTCTAATCAAGTAGATATTTCGTATAACTTATTTACTTTCAATGGCACATATTTATAATTAAATCCTTAAACAATTACCCTTATTTGAATTATTTCTTCTCAATACATAAGATGGATAATCTAAATTTTGTTTAACAAACCAATTACAAAAACAGTGATACCAAAACTGATTCCAACGAAGGTCATACATAAATAATTCACGATGAGATTTATATGGGTCATGATATGCAAATATCAAATCTACTACTTCTTCTGGTAACTGAAACACTAATTTCATAATGAAAGTATATATTTCAAACTTTATAGTATGATAAATATAGAAAATAATCTCCTATATTTATTCTGTCTAAACTGCTAATGGTCGGCTATATATTCAGGATGTGTTTTCATATATTCAATATCAAACTCCAGTTCTTCTAAACGATTCAGCATAAAGTAGACGACAAATTTATAAAATTCCAATAATTTCAAACAATAATCTACATAACTGGATTCAAAACTCTCTCTATTCACACAATCCCGGAAAGGTCGTAAAACTTGGCGAATATCTTTGATTGCTTCAATGGGTTCAAAAAAATATCTTCTGGGTTTATCGTCTTGTGTATATTTATCATATAAATCAAATAACGCAGGTAAATATTTGGTTACTCTATCGTATTTTTCCAACATATTTTCACGGTAGTCTTCGTATAAATACAAATGTGTTTCTTTCACATAATGAATGAGCCATTTGATTTCAGACAACATTCTATCTGTGAGTTTCATTGGAACATTATCCACATGCAAATATTCATATGTTTTGTATTTTTGATAAGTTTCGCTGTTGTATATTTCATTTTGAACCATATGTTCCATCATCGCATCAATTTCATTCATCATTTGCGATTGAAAAGCACTATAATCAATATTGTGTAAGATGTCCATTATATATGATAAAAGTGTTTGTATTTATATGGTTCCTAATAATCTTGTTTTATAATTATTTTTATAGTTATAAAACTATGCTATGTGTTCAGGTTCTTACTCTAACTTAGTAGCCTCACTCTTCAAAGGATGTTTATTTTGAGTCATAGTGGGGTTCAAGCAAGTTTGGAAACTGGGATACAATTGGTTAGATAAGCATTTATCGTGCTCACCCACTTGAACGCATCCACGCTTTCCTTCAAACTCGCCAACAAGACACCATTGTGCCTTGCGAGAAGTGATAGCATTTTGAATAGGATTAGTAGTGTTATCCATTTCAGGGTCACTAACTTGCACAGAAGACTTGTTTACGGTTTCACCTAAATTAATACGGTCAGGTAAGTTTCCAGAACTGGCTTCTTTTAAAAGGTCACCTACGGTATCAATAGTTCCACCAGCGATTTCCACACCAGCGGTTCCAGTAACAGTGAAAAGGTCGCTGATTTGGTTCAAAATAGAACCGGCAGTATAAGCAATCAAAGCAAGCAATTGTTTGATTAAGGGTCCAAACAAATCAACAATGGACTGTAATAAATTTCCGAAAATATTCAGAATATTTACTCCTAAAAGTGAAAATACAATCAAAACAATCAAAACAATAGATAACATTTGATTGTTGTATTTTCCATCTAATAGATTCAGTTTAGGGACGGCGTTGTTTACGGCTTCCATTTATATATTATATACACTTTTTTATTTTTTCGTTTGCTTTGTAGTTTATTTTTATTTTTGTATATTAAATGACTTTGATGAACATCATGGATTCCGTATTTTATTTAGGGTTAGTCATTACCTTTCTGCTGATTTTATTAGTTGTTTACCATTTCAAGAATAGAGTTACTACTATGGAGCAACGTTGTGATACTATGTTTGAAATTATGAATAATATTGTTCAAGAATTGAACATATTGCGGCGTCAGCAAAAAATGACTATGGGTGGAGTAGAACAAGCAAATATAACAACAACTGTAAGTGAACCTTATTCGCCAGGACAACAAGCGTCATTTAATTATTCGGAAGAAGAGGAAAGTGGTAGTGAATATGAAACGGATGATGAGGAGGAAGAAGAAAATAGCGAGTTATCAGACAATGATTTAGAAGAAGATGAAGAAGAAGAAAAAGTGGTAGAATTGACAAATGATATTGTGGAAGATGATTCTCTTAAACAAATACAAGTTGCTGAAAGTTCACCACTTCCCGAAGGTACTTCAAGTTCTTTAATGGAAATGGATGATAATAGTTCTATCAAAATTGAGAAAGTGGAAACTAATTTAGAAGACGAGCTACCTGAAGAAGATAATGATGCTGATTCAAAAATGGACGCCTATAAATCTATGACAAATTCCGCATTAAAAGCTTTGGTGATTGAGAAAGGTTTAAGCACAAACCCCAGTAAACTAAAAAAGAGTGAATTATTAGATTTACTCAGAGAATTAGAATAGAGTTATTTTGATACAAGAAAATATCACCTTTTATTATAATAATGTTTTCGTTTTTCAAAGCAAATAAGGAAGAACCCAAAAAAGAAAATAAGAAACTGTCGTATGATGGATATTCTACTAACAACCAATACAGCGAGTTTCCCCCTTTAATGAATGATGGTCGCTCGGTAGTATCGTCTTGGCAAACTGAAGCTCACATGAACAGAGAATTAAAGAAACAAAACAACATCAAATCTAACTGGGAATATCGCCAATATTTGACCAAAAACGCTAATAATTTGATGGACAAAGAGTTTTCTGAATCCGCAAACGATACTGGATATAACATGAAATCTTCTCAGAAACCAAATATTCAGTCCAATGAAGTCACTGGATTTTCTAATTATCCTTATTCTTTCAAAAGTGTATTGGATGATGCCAAACCTACTGGTCATGTTCAAAGTGATTTGAAAACTGCTTATTTGACCCGTGAACAATTACAAAGCCGTCAAATTTCTCCTGTAGTGACCCAAGACGAGTTATTACGCAGATAAATTTATCATTTTCATAAAAATATATACAAAAAATATATTTTTATTCATACATTAAAAATGAAAACCATCAGTTTTGACATAGGTATCAAAAACATGGCGTATTGTATATTTGATTGTTCTAGTTCTATTGATATTCTTGATTGGAAAGTGTTGAATTTGAACGAAGAAAATACTATAGTAAAAGAGACTTGTAACGCAACATTGACTGGTCGTAAACAAACAAATAAATTGTGTGGTAAAAAAGCGAAATACAGAAAAGATAGCCAATGTTATTGTGAAACACATGCGAAGTCAAGCAAATATTTGTTACCTACAAAAGAAAATCAATTTACACAAATCAAAAAACAAAAAGTAGATGATGTTCTTAAGTGGGGAAATCAACATTTTTTATTTTTAGAAAAAGATGTAAAACGAAGCAAAACAAGTATGCTTGATGAAGTGCAACAATATTTAGACAAGAATTGTTTAGAAACCATTACTTACAAAAAAACCAAAAATGCTTCTCAAGTAGATTTGATTGTGATTGGGAAATCTATGAAAACTATGTTGGATAAAGTAGAAGTTCTTCCTGAGATTACACATGTCATTATTGAAAACCAGATTTCACCAATTGCGAATAGAATGAAAACAATTCAAGGTATGTTAGCTCAATATTTTATTATGCGAAATGAACAGTGTGCTATTGAATTTATTTCTTCCGCAAACAAACTCAAACAGTTTCCAAGTGTTCAAAGTGAACATAAAAAAACAAAAAAATCTGAATCTTCAGAAATAACTATACAAAACCCTAATTATAAAGAACACAAAAAAGACAGTATTTATTATTGTTCTCGGATTGTTGATATTAATTTTCATGGTTGGTCCGATGCACTATCCACTGATAAAAAAGATGATTTAGCTGATGCTTTTTTACAAGGTTTATGGTATTTCAAAAATAGAAATATAATAACTTATGCGGATGATTTAAAAATAAATAGTGTTTCTTTAACATAAGACATGGAAGAAGTTATTGACATTGGACCTTCTAATCCTGAGCCAATCAGTTTGGACTTGAAGAAACAAGATGATACACCATCGGTGAATTTTGGGAGTGGTATTGAATTACTTATGAACGACAAAAAAAAGAGTACAAATGTTGCGAATTTAGATTTAGGAGAATTAGATAATTTAGAAGATGAACTAAATGAGTTATCAGGTAATAAGGAGCCCGCCCCAGAAAAATCAAGTGAAGGTGGTGGAAACATATTTTCTTCTTATTTTGGCTCTAATTCTACCCCAAATATTGTAAAAGAAGACACTCAGGGTGTAGGTGAAATACCTTTAGATGATTTAAATGAAGCAAACTTAGGTGAAGCCACATCCGGTATGATGGGTTCAGCAAAAACATGGGATGGATTTATGAAGGCAAGTGAAGTGCCAGCAAATCAAGATTTCAAACCAGCAAGTAACTTGAGTGAACGCGAAAAGAGAAGAAAGAAACGTCTTATGTTGAAAAAATTAGAAGAGTGGAAAGATAAGGGTATGTTGAAAGATTCTGGTAATTTTTCTATGGATTCTAATTATGACGAAATTGAAGATGAATACGAGGGGGCTATGGAAGAAAAGAGACGTAAAGATAGCATCAAACTTCAAGGATGGTGGTTTATGACTTTTATCAATTCTCTTGAGTATGGCAATGCTATTTTCAATCCATTTGATTTAAATTTGGATGGATGGGGTGAACAAGTAAGTGAAGATTTGGATAGTTACGAAGAAATCTTTGCTGAGTTGTATGAGAAGTACAAAGGTGGTAAAATGGCTCCTGAGATTTCTCTTCTTTTACGCGTGGGTTTCAGTGCGGCTGTATTAAATTTTTCCAATAAGGCTCTATCTACCGCCACCCCTGCTTTCAACGATGTTATCAAACAAAGTCCTGAGTTGATGAAGATGTTTACAAACGCAACTGTAAACAGTATGTCTCAAGAATCACCTGGATTTGCGATGGCAAACAATTTCATGCAAGACAATAGTCGTCCTAAGGGACCTCCTCCTCCAGCTCCCGTAGAAACTCAAAATATTCCTCCTCCACCTAGACCAGGAATGAGTGGAAGTGCCCCCAGTAATCGTCCGGACATTAACGCAAGCAGAGGAGCCATGTTCAAAGAAGAAGGTGTCAAATTAGAACCCGCTGCTGAATTGAAGCAAACACCCGCTCCTTCCAAACGCCCTGAAATGAAGGGTCCTCAAACTTCCGATATTGACAATATTTTATCTGGCTTGAAAACGCGCACTGTAAATATTCACAGTGAACCAAAAAAAGACGATGATTCCTTGATGTCTATTTCTTCATTGAAGGATATTCAAAACAACAATATGCCCAAGAAAAACAAACGTAAGAATGGTTCTGAAAAAAATGTCATCTCACTTGACCTATAAACAGCTATAAACTATATAAAATAATAACTGTATTATTAGTTATTACTTTATGGATATTCCTATAGAGAATAAATTTATGGACGAAAATCCAACTCCTGAAAAAAAGAGACCCGTTGTTGTGGTATGTATTCCTGGAAATACATTTTCTGGTCGCTTTCTGAAATGCTGGACAGAAGCCCTTATGATGTTATCTGAACATTACGAAGTCATACTTGCTAACGCGTATAGTTCACAAGTAAACTTCGCACGCACTCTTTGTGTTGGCGCAGATGTCTTACGTGGACCTAACCAAAAACCTTTCAATGGAGAAATCAAATACGATGTTATTTTCTTTTTGGATAGCGATATGTCGTTTTCTGGACCTATGATTCATGTACTTATTCAAAATTGTATTGTAAATAAAAACAAGATTGTCTCTGGAACTTATGCGATGGAAGGAGGTCAACAAATGGCTTGTATTGAAAATTGGGACGAAGAATATTATGTGAAAAATGGGCATTTCAAATTCATAGATGTAAAAGATGCAGAAGAACGTGTCAAGAGCAATGACCCTAAGAAATATATTATTCGTTGTGGTTATGCTGGTATGGGTTGTATGGCTATACCATATGGTATTTTTGAAGATAGTCGTTTTAAATATCCATGGTTTTTTCGTGATATTACCAGATTTCATAACAAGGGACCCGAAGGTCAGTCTATTTGGGAGGGCACGAGTGAAGATGTATCCTTCATTCGTAACTTGGTTGATGCGGGGGTCATTGATGGTATTTATGTAGACTTGAAAATCCGATTTGGTCATGAAAAAACAGTTGTATTTTAATCACAATCCGTGTATTTACCTTTTTTATACATTTTCATCATTTTTTCTTTTTGAGTGGAATAATCTACAATAGGACAAGGATAAGAAATATCTTTGTACTGTGCTTCTTTACATTTTTCGTGCCATACATGGATATCTCTTGATGGAACCTCACGTAATTCAGGAATCCATTTTTTGATATATTCGGCATTATCATCAAACTTTTTACTTTGAATCCAAGGGTTCATATCACGAAAATATGGTTTCATGTCCACTCCGGTGCCGCTGATTCCTTGCCAGTTTCCATTGTTAGACGCAATATCATAGTCAGTTAGTTTTTGCGCAAAATATTTCTCTCCAACACGCCAATCTACGAGCAATGTTTTGATTAATACACTCGCTGCCGTCATTCTTCCACGGTTGTGCATGTATCCAGTTGTATTCATTTCTCTCATAGCAGCATCTACCAAGGGGAATCCAGTATTTCCTTCTTTCCATTTTTTGATATGAGAAGCATTTTTTGACCATTCAATACATTTGTATTTTTCTTGGTAAGACTGACCCACAACTTCAGGGTAAGCATAAAGAACGTGAGCAAAGAATTCGCGCCAAATCAGTTCACTAATTAATCCATGTTCTTTTCCATATTTTTTCTTAAAAGAATGATACACTTCGCGAATAGACACACAACCAAATTTAATATAGGCTGATAAATGCGATGTTTTCTTTTTTTCTTCAAAAAAGTCACGTGTATTCAAGTAATCTTTTTGCTGGTCCAATGCATTTTGTAAAAATAATAATCCTTGTGTTCGTCCACCATGAACCAATATATGTTTATTTTCCACAGTAAACCTACGAAAAGCATCTGATAGAGTAATCATATTTGATAAATTCTTGGTCGTTTTTGAAATGGGTTTGTTTAATTCTTTTTCAATTGACGATACAGGTAATTCAATTACCGCACGATAAAAAGGTGTATATTTTTTGTATGCTTCACCAGTAGATGTAATCACAGTTCCTGGTTCATACAAATAATAATCACGATGTATGTTACAAGACACTTCCTTGTTTTCACAAATTTGTTGTATTTGAGCATCTCTCTTCAAAGCATATGGACTATAATCTTTATTAAAAAATACAGCATTCAAGTTCAATTCGTCAATCAATTCAGATATAACTTGGTCTTGTTTTCCATAAAAAGTATACAATTCTCCTCCTTTTGCTCGCACTTTTTTTCGTAATTCATCTAAACTTTCAATCATAAACTGTATTGCGTTGTTTGATTTAAACTCGTTGTTTGTTACTTGTTCTGGCGTGAAGATAAAACACACGTATAATTTGTTACATTGTTTCCATGCTTGGTTCAAACCAACATTATCAAACAAACGTAAGTCACGGCGAAATACAAATAATCCTTTTTCAAACATATATTTATATAATGAATACATTTTTATCTTATTATTTGAATAAAAATCCTATTTATAATAATAGTATAAATAGGAATTTGTATGTTATCTATAATTGTCTTATGAATATTTTTAAAACGTTGATTATTTTAATGTCTTTGACCGGATTTGCCGGTTTGAATATATTGATAGATACAAATGAATTATCTATACGCACAGCTGACTTAATTCGTCCATACACATTACAATTAAGTAACCACGATATTGATTTCAAACATAATTTTTGTGAGTCTAAGTTACAAAACAATGAGCCTCCTGAGAGATGGAACGCATACACGTCGTTCATTATATCAGTTGTTCCGTTTATATATCGCTTTCCAAATAACCCCCTTTTTTATAATGTTGCGTGTATGTTATCTGTAAATGGTATCGCAAGTTATCATTATCATTATTATCTAACTTGGATTGGTAAACAAGGTGATGAAATATCTATGATATTAGCAAATTATTTTGGAATGTGGGGATTAATCAATATGTATTACAAAAATTCGGAAAAACAAAATCTATTGAACAGATACAATACAGCTTTCATGTATTTATTTTTGCTTGGCAACACACTCATTCAATACGACCCATTATTTCCATCCATATTTGGAATCTATGTTGGCGGGTCACTGGTCATGATATACAAAGTAGCAAATATGTATCATATACCATACAAGAAAAATCTATTTATTTCATTTGTAGGAGCTGCTTGTTGGATTATTTCAGAACATTTTTGTAATGAACATACCAAATATGGTCATCCAATATGGCATCTTCTATTTCCATTTGGATTTTACAAACTTGTGCTTGATTTTGATAATGTAGTAGAAGGGCTTCCAAAAAAAATACATAGTTAAATAATATAAATGTATTATTGTTATTATTTTCTATATGGAATTTCTTCGTACATTCTTTGCTGGTGTAAACACAGTCCTTACTGTAGGTAATATTTGGATAAGCACAAAAATATCAGATCTCTATGAAGAAATTAGTAAAAATGAACAAATATCTGGAGTGTTAATAAAAATCTTTGAAGCTTATGTTGTCGCACAATTGTATATAACAAATGGATACCAATACGCGTATTCTAACTTTCCTATTGTACGTACTGTATCTGACCGCTCTGTATATTATACTTCGTTGTTTACTGGATATATAGAAAATTATAAAGTAGAACCGTTTCAAAGACAATGGGTATCTACTCATATTCTAATAAAAAATAATCATTTATTCAAAGGTAATGACTTTATTCATATAGAAAATTATCAAATGGTTTCAGCCGAGTTGAGTCCAGATTGTTCATACAATGGAAAAGTGGAACAAGGTTTCATGTATTTTTTCAATATTGTTCAATCGCTTATTACAAGTTTAATGCATGTAGTAGACGCAATTGTGGTAATGCGAGACGGTGACCGATATATTGTCCGTTCTATATTAAACAAACATGAAAAGTTTTATCATAAACCATCAAAGAACGTATTTTTAAGCATTGCTTACGAACATCCTAATATGGAAAAACCAATTCCAATTGAATTTCCTGAGGGAATGTATGAAGTTGGTAATGTGATATTTACACCTATGTTTGTAAAGCGTTACTTGGAATATCAATCTACAAGTTATGTATTTGATGATAAATACACTCTGGATATTATTGATAATGATATGAATATGTTGACTCTCAATTCTAAACAATATGGTGTTCTAACCGAAGATGGATGGAAGGTAATAGATATTGAAAAAGAAACAAAAGAATTGGAAGAAGCCAATCATGGAGATTCAAATGATGAAGAATCTATAGAAGATGATTCTACAGAAGAACCGGTAAAAGACGCAGAAGAAAAAGCAGAAGAAAAAGAATAGTTGAAAATATATAAAGATTTATTACACAAATATTATAAGGGTAAATATATAATATGGATACTGTGCGTCATCCTACCCACCATAACCTGAATGGTAAATGGGATCTATATTATCATTTACCAAACAATACAAAATGGGATTTGTCAAGTTATTCCAAAATCGTATCTTCTATTGATACGGCTGAAAAGGTTATACGCGTCAATGAAAAACTAACAGAAAATGTAGTGAAAAACTGTATGTTGTTCGTAATGCGAGACGGCATCACTCCAATGTGGGAAGACCCAAAAAATCGGGATGGAGGGTGTTTCTCGTATAAAATATCTAATAAATATGTTCCAGATATTTGGAAAAACTTGTTTTATTTGCTTTGTGGAGAATCATTATGTTCAGATGAAGCGCATAATGAATACGTCAATGGGATTACTATTTCTCCTAAGAAAAATTTCTGTATTATTAAAATTTGGATGTCAGTCGCAGATTACCAAGACCCTGATATAATTGTTGATATTCCAAATTTAACAAAACATGGTTGTTTATTCAAAGGTCATCAACCAGAATTCTAAAAAAATTGAATGACCAAATGATATTGTAAATATATATACAATACAATATCATTACAATGATTACCAAATCCATCTTTATTCCAGCAATTAAAAGAGAAATAGAGTTTCATATTGGTGAAAATGCTCAAGATAATTTTGACTTAATTGATATGTGTAAACCAATTGATTTATGGTTTCATATCCACAAAGAATCTTCTTGTCATGTAATCGCAGATATGCCGATTGATGTAAAATATACCAAAGCACAATTATCAAAAATAGTCACACAAGGTGCGGTTTGTTGTAAACAACATTCCAAATTGAAATCAAAGCAGGATGTAGAGATTTGTTATACACAACTTATTAATATTGTAAAAACCCACGTCATTGGACAGGTTATTATGCGAGAATTTAAAATTGTAACTATATAAATTTATTATGCTGGAGGAAGAGGAACCAAACATAATTTAATCTCGCCTAATGAAGCAACATCGTATTTCACAATAAGAGGCAAATCATTTCCCAAATAAATTTCCAAATGACTACATAGTGGTGTACATTTTATAAAATGACTCAAACTTTTTAATGAAAATTCACCTTGGAATATAACCGACGCATCATTTTTCTGAATAAAATTCATATTACCATCCGATTCAGAACGGAAAATACGCGAACTGGCAAAACCACCTTCGCATGAAAAAATCAAGTCATTACCCACGGACTTAATCTCAATACGGTCTGATATACCATTCAAATCACGAATAATCTTTTGAAAATCAGAAGAAGGCATATTAATCGCTGTAGAATATTCTACATCAGGAACATGCATTTCTTCTGTATCTGGCTCAATAAGACGTAATTTTTGACTATAACATTGTTTTATATCACCGTTATCATACTGAAGACCCAAATGTGAAACAATACCATCATGATAATCAGCTTTATCAATATAAATAGATAGTGTATCATCGTTGGACATAGTAGAAATAACCTTAAATAAATGAAGAGTGTTTGCACATACAATAATCTTATCAGGAATACAATTGTACTTTTCAAATCGGTTTGCGTGTAACGATACATTTACCAAAATAGTATGAGTTTTATCAAAGTTAATAATTTTCATACCTTCTTTTGTAAATGTGATAGTCGCATCCGTCAATATATCTTTAATCGCAGTAATCATATTTCGTATTGGCTGAATTTGAACAGTTTTTATTGTCAATACATTATTTTCCTCGTTCATTTATTAACGTATATGTAAAACACTGCGTTTGTTTTTATATTTTCTTTTACAAAGTTATTTTTTGCGTGTTTTGTTATTTAGACACTTATTTTGTTTTTTACAAGTCTTCTTCGCCAATTTCAATGCCTTGCTACTTTTTTTACATCCGTCTTTCAGCAAATGATAATCCACAATACTTGAATTTCCTCCGGTAATTGCGCTGGCAAGACGAGCAATTCCCCAAGATTCGGCTGTTTGATTCGGTCTGGAACCGCTGGAATAATAAGCACCACGTCCTTTGTTCACAATTTTCTCCAATGTATCAACCGAACATTCCGTTTTCTTGGCTAAATCTTGAGAAGGACTGATTGTATCCACGCCATATATATCTTTAGCATTTTCTACATGTTTAGATGGCTTGGATCGAAATGTTTTTACTTTTGGTCTTTCATAATATTTACCTTTTTTGTATAATTTTCGCGATTTATCCAAATGTTTACGTTGCTTACTTCTGTCTTTTGTAGAGAGATGTTTAGGAATATAATGCTTAGGATAATTATTCATACGTTATAATTTAAATACAAATATATAATATCAATATATAATTATGTCTGCTCCTATCGCTCTTAATAGCCAAAACTATGCTGGTTTAGATACTGGAATTCAGGACATCTTGAAGCAAGGAAAACGTGCTTTGATTACTATTTACACTGCTGCTAATGGTTCCACCATTGCTTCTGATGCTCATGGAAATATTGAAAACCGTGAGGTTCTCAGCATTAGTTACACTGCTTCCTATAAAGATGCTGATGGTAACGATACCAATCCCTTTGTGGTAATAAAATTCGCTAACGGTAACGGTGAATTCGTTGATTACTTTACCACTGTTGACTACGTGGATGACCACTGGTATGCCTTGTCTTCTAAAGACATTCCTGCCAAGACTTTCTAAGTCGCATCATTATAGAATACAATAAATAATTATACTCTTAAGTCTTAGTTAGGGCGTTTAGCTCAAATGGTAGAGCGCTCGCTTAGCATGCGAGAGGTACTGGGATCGATGCCCAGATCGTCCAAAACAAATAATATCGCATTATTCCTGTGATATTATTTTTTTTACGAGGTGTATTCATGTAATTAATATACAATTGGATAACTTCCCTGCATAAGCATACCACATTGACCCTTTCCGTGGTTATACTCGGAACCACGACCAAGATAAATATATCCATCTTTGCCCCAAGTAGTTCCCCAAGAGTTCTTCACTCTGTAATAATCTACACCATCCATAGAACCATAACCAACGACCAACACTCCATGGTCCAAATTCGTACCGCAATTACCAGTAAACACACCAGAACTGTACAATTGGAAATCCTTCTGGTCAGCCTGAATCGCAATCGCAACTGGTTGCTGATTCAAAGCGCCCATCATGTCCTCGTCAGAATTTGCGGGAACATCGTAAAACTTGGAAATATGAGTACCAGGCACCAACTCACAATCGCGCATGCAGTCTCCGGCTGTGCGCGTGGTACCAGAAGTATATGGGTAAGATGCCTCTTGACATAGTCCACCATTCATCTCAATCCAAGCAAAGGCATTATCCATCAGACCACCATTACATCCATGGTCTTTTCCTCCATCTTGACGACTGTCACAATCTACCAACTGTTGTTCAGAAAGGGAAATTAATTTGCCGTAAGTCACATAGTTGGCTCCCTCCAGAGCACCAGTAGTCGAAAAACTCCAACAAGAACCACATTGCCCTTGATTCTTCACCTCTGTTACAGCGCCTTTGGATACCCAATCAATGGAATCAGCCAACATAACGGTATTGGCATCTTTACATCCACGAATACACTTGAGAGTATCAATAGTACATTCATCTTTCACGTTTTTCGTGCAATCAATCAAGCATTTCGCATGTGCTATTTTGTTGTCATAGGTTTCAGGATGAATATCAAGTCTTCTGGATGAACGTTGAGGATTTTGGCTGTAACCAAGGTAGTTACGAAACTCATCGCTGTTCATTCCTGAAAACTGATTATGAGCGAGCACATATGACAGATTCTGACCATTCACCTTCTCAATGTGATGATCATTCTCAAGCCAATTAGAATATACGCGGTCCATAATATCGTTAGTCTCAAAAATCATCTTAAACCTCTTTGCCCAATCGCGGAACCTTTCTTCACGGTTCTGAGTGGAAGCAGACACAACCAGAGAAAATAATGTAAAATAAAGAACTCTCATAATCATCTTTTATGATAGTATACTATGTTGAAGTCATTCTTTTATATTCTTTCAAAAATGTATTCTGAGTCATTGAATTGGATATACCCCGTAACTCTGACATAATAACGTCCCTTCGTCAGGTTGAATGCGTATTTTACAAAATCCATCCATTCCCCATTTTTTACCCCACGAATTTTGTATAATCCAATATTCTCCATTTTCATCGTAATCATAACCAACCAATAATACCGCATGATTCAATGTATTAGACACATTCATAGGAACATCTATAATGCCTTCTTTATAAAAACGAAAATATATATTGTCCGCATCCACAGCAATGGTCACGGGGTTTTGTAAAACACTCAGTTTCATATCTAAAATAGAGTTAGGTATAACAAAATTGTATTTGGATATATTTGACCCACGAACCTTCGTAATATTAGATGGCTTAGAACAGTTTTGTGTTTCAGCGACGTATTTATAGTCTTTGTTATCGTATAATCCTCCATTCTCAATAATATAATCAAACGCAGTATGCATCATTCCTCCATTACAGCCATAGTCTTTTGTTGAACAATCCACTAATTCTTGTTCAGATAAACGAGTTACTGAATAATTCCTCTGACGCATGAAGGTTTCTAAGGATGTTGTCACTGAAAATGCCCAACAAGACCCGCATTGTCCTTGATTTTTGACGGGACTTAACAATCCTGTGTCATTCCAATTATAACTACGTAATTTATCCTTGTTAAAAACGCCATCTATATATGGTAATGGTGTTTGTAGGAATTTGAAATAAGTGGTTGGTGAAATATCATTTTTGCTGATAGTGTTTATCATCAAATCGTGTGCATAATCGTTGTCAAAATCTACAATATCTGCGTATTTATTCAATCCTAGTTTCAATGTGTTATTTTGTTTTTGTAATAAAGCATTTGCTTCATTAATCCTTTTCAAATTCTTTTCAAATATTTTATAACTATCTTCGTTTTTTTCCGCAAAATTTCTGTAGTCTATTGTTTTTTCCGACCCACCTGTGAATATAGATTGCTTGTATTCATTATAGAAATCATAATATTCTTTTGCGTGTTCATAGTTTGTCATACAAACCTTGTAATGTCGTTTTCGGTATCCATTTTGAAACGGACTCCATCCATCTAACAGAATCCCATAACCTAATAATAAAAATAATAGAAGCATAATTTATGTAAAATATGTACATACTTTATTTTACATAAGTAGTTCACTAATTTTTTTTCTGTTGCGATATGAATCATTATACCCTTCTATATATAGTTTGGTGAAATTCAAGTTATTTTCCGCTTGTAATAGTGGATTATTTGTACAATTTGAAATTGTATAACTTGAATTCCATACATTCGCGCGAATAACAAACGACGCAGGAGGAAATGGTATATATGGATATTTAAAAAATCCTCCGTCAAATGAAACCCGTTTTCTATATTTATGTATCAATCCCCCTGTTATAAATGGAATATGAGAACTTGCTATACAACAATTCAATATATCATCTAAACATGTGAAGTTATTGTAAATTTTTAATTTGAACCTAAAAGGAAATCTCATCACAGTTACACCTATATTTATTTTTTCTAAATCAAAATCAGTCTCATTGTAATTATCTAATATATAATGTTTCATTGTATTTTCAATTTGTAATATAGAACTGGCGTTTTGTATGTTTGTTTGTAGTAAGTTTTCTATGAATTCTGTATCATTTCCTTTGAAGGCAAGAAAGAGAGAGTTCCATGCTCCAGCTGACGCACCTGAAAATATAAAGTTCGTTAAATCATAATGTTTTTTTATATATGAACTTACTCCTAGTAAATAGAAACCGTATAATCCTCCTGGTGTAGTGATAATCAGTTTCGTATTATTATGAGGAGATGGAGCATTTATTAACTTTCCTTGTATATGGTTATTGATTGTTCTGTATAATGGAAAGAATGTATTATACATAAAAAATGACTGAACTATCCATATGGGAAATAATAATAAAATAAAATACGTTCTCATATTCTGTGTTATATACATATATTTTTTGTTGTTAACATTTATTTACCATTACTTCTTTTATTACGTTTCGCACAATCTTATCTCGGAATTGTTTAGACTCTTGTTCACCTAATCCACCTAACACTGCTTGTGTTAATTTTACATATTCCATGTTTTCAGGAGAATCAAATATTTGATATTCCGGATGTTCATCTGTCCATTGTTCAATGTTTTTACAATTCTTGTTCGCAACCCTATTTACAAGACCTTTTAATGCTTCTTTGGAATCATTTTCTTTAGACCACTCGTCGTTTTCACGAATATATAATGTTTCACGTTTCAAATCTGTGCAGTGAAGAGGTCGCTTATACGTATCCAATTCTCGTAATTTATTAATCAAAATACGCGAAATGCCATTCACATAACCCAAACGCCCCGTTTCCATCAAATCTTCCATATCCAATTCCATATTTTCAAGAAATTCCGACATATTAATCGCATCTTTACACTGTTCATTCAAGAAAAAATTCAAATTGAACTTCTGGTTGTTATTGTTAATGGTGTTGTTCGTGGTTGTTGGTTTTTGACTTAGCTCTATAAGTTGTTTGTTTTGCTCTATAATTAACTCTTTAAACTCTTGATTTTGTTTTATCAATTCAATTATCGTGTCAGACTCATGGTGTGTTTTTGATTGATGGTGTTCAGGAATGATTATATGTTCATCAAAATTCTCGCTGCATAATTGTTTATGCTTCCATAAACCCACACGCGACTTGTATTGCTTTTCACAGTATTCGCATATAAAAGTAGTTTTGGAACTTTTTGGAACTTTTTGTGTTAACGATGTTAACTTTTGATGTTTTGCAGTCAACAAATGTCGCTCAAATTGACTTTCTCTTACCGTTTTGTATGCGCATTTTTCACACTCATAAATTTTGGAACTTTTTGGAACTTTTTTTGTTAACATTTGTTAATATATTAGTTAACACAAAAAAGTTCCTAAACCGATTTTTCGGAAAATATAAAAAAAATTATGCAGCCAAAAATTTAAACAAAAAAACTCAATTTGCTGCATCTGACTGCAAAACGCAATTTTCGATCTCTACTTTCAGAACTTTTCCGAAGAAAAATGAAAATTGGACATTTTTAAAAATGTCCAAAAGTGCAAAAAATTTTAGAAAGTTCTGATTAAAAAAACACCCTTTTTTTGGATCTCTTAGATATAGTTGGATGTTTGTATTGTATATATATTCGCTGCACTGTACATCCCGGTTCACTCTCGTATATTTTTGGGTATGGTTTGGCGTCGTGTGGAGAAGGTTGTTTGGGTGTTGGATTCATAATCTTATTCTATACATATAAAAAGTTATTTTATATGTATTTTGAGAACTTTTTATTTATATTTTCGCATCACGGTTTCGGTGTCTTCCATGTAATTGAAAAAAATCGTCTACGTAAGAAAAGTCCATGTTCTCAATTTTCGCGTATTTTTCGTTCATTTTTTCAATACGTTTGATACAAGTTTCTTTATCTAATGTTACACTATTTGGAAAAAACTCGCGTAATTTGTCATATACATTATCTATTATTTGATTCATATTATAAGAGTCTGTTTCTAGTATCTCATTATAGTCAAAAACGAGAACATTTCCATATTTTTTATATTTCTGATTTATTTTTTTATTATCTCGTTCTGTGCAAACAAAGAACAAATTATGGGTTTCGCTATGATGTTTTATAAATCCATCTATGTTCAAATTATGGCTTTTGTATATATTATACGTATGAAACGGGTGTATATCATGGTCAGGTTCCCATAAACAATGTATTTTTTCATCGGGTGACATAAATCCATATAATAAATTCACTAATAATGTTGTCCCGGTTCTCATATGACCTGTTTGGATAATCACAATAGGTTTTTCATTCATGATTGATATACTATTACAAATATAAAATATGCGGATGGATTCCGAAAAGTCGTTATGAGAACCTACATATATTTTCAGAATTTTAATATATTACATTTATGATGCAACATATTAAATGATTTCGTGTTCTCTACTTAGGCGTTCACATATTCTATCTTATATTTGCCGTTTTCTTTGATGAGTTTACCGACTAAAGTTGGTTCTATGTTCGGATTTTGTAAAGCTAATTTATAACTATCCATATCATACACTTCCATAGTGTCTTTTCGCAAAGCGAACGTTTTACCCGCAAATGTAATCTCTTGGGCTGTCCATTTGATGGTAGAAACTATTTCCTTTTCTGTTTTATCTACTTCAAAAGAAGGATAACTGGAGAAAGCATTAGACTCCACCTTACCAAATCCATAACATACAACAGGTTTGTCGTCTGTAGATAGACTGGAATATACATTACAATCAACCGCAGTTTCTTTCACTGCCTGTAAGATTTGGTTATTAATCTTTTGTTTGGAACTCGCGATTTCATACAAGTTCTCATCAGTAGTAATGGGAGTTTCTTTATCTAAACGACTTACATCGCGAAGACGGAGAACAATATGTTTTTCATCGGTTCTCTGTGTTTCACTCATTGTAGATACATACATAAATACTTTCACAGTTCTCAATTCCACAGGCAAATCTTGATGACTACAAATACGACGGGCTCTTCCCACCACTTGTTCTGGACGAACCATATGCCAATAAGGCTCTACAATATGGACATAACGCGTATTTTTCAAGTTGATACCCTCGGCACCTGAAGAAGTAATCATGAATACTTTGATAATCTCGCCATATAGATTGTTGTCGTTTTGTTTTCGGAGTTGTTCAGCCAAGTTGGTCGGCACTAAATTCCAGGAACCATTGTAAATATTACGAATGATTTCCTTTTCTTCAGCACTTTCGGTACCTGTATAAAGCACAAAGCGAGGTTTTCCACGGTCTTCTTCGTTTTCCTCTATTTCCCACATACCTTCGCGTTTAGTCAATTTAAATTCAGCAAATCCGTTTGCTAATAACATGAGACGCAAAATACCGATACCTTCAATGGTGCGGAAATTACTGTATACCAAATGAAGACCTTTGTTTTCCTCGTCTACTAGATTCAACAATATTTTTTGGAACTTAGGACTGAGTTCGGCAAGAGCAGGTCCAGATAAGTATTTGGCTTTGTTTGACTGTGGGTCTACTTCACTAATCAAATCCAGTGCGTGTTGAATGCGTTTTCCGTAATTATTCATATCTTTCGTTTCTAGAACTTCTTGTAATTTCTCCGCGTCTGCGTAACTATCGGATTCATGAGCAACCTTCGCAGGAACCATATCCAACATGTTTTCATTTACTTCCATATCTCCTGGAGTAGGTCTTTCAATCTCATTCGGGAATACAAAATTACAAGCAGCACGGGAGAAAATGCGATAACTGCTTGAGATATTGAATAATTCTTCACCCTTTCCTTGTTTCTTCTTGCGTTTTTGTGCTTGTTTCTCTTTATCGGCTTCTATTTTACGGATTTTTTCATAAATATCAAATTGGTGGTCAGACATTTCACATTTCACGACGTGATAAATATCACCTTGCTCGGTTTCTTCGTATTTGGGTAATAATTCTTCTTGAGCACTGCGGAAATAAGAGGTCAATCCTAAGATACGACGTTGGAAAAGAGAAATATTTTTGGCAACTTCTTTATCACCATCCACAAAAGTAGAAATGAATTCATCGGATACATCCGGTAAAGACTTGTAAAAATCCACTTTCATCTTCTTAGAGAGAACTTCAATTTGATTTTTCTGTAATAGTTTGACTACTTTATTGATGAAATCTTCATCAGAAATATTTCCAGCATCATCCAAACGGACACCATCATAACGGTCAAACACATCAGAGCTCTCGCCTCCTTTCTGGGTTTTCTTACGCGTAACATTTGGCTTCGTTGGGCGTTCTTTTTGCGTCTTTTTAAGAACACCACGTTTTTTGGCGTTAATGAATCCGAATGGATTGCGAGTAATAGTGAGAACATTATTGCTATAATTCACATAATCAAATGTGCGCATATTACCTTTATCCAACATTTCCAAAATAGCGTCTGTGTTTACCTTCTTGTTGGTTTGAACTTGAACTGGTATGGTCCAAGTCTTGATGTATCCGCGAAGAATATTGAATAATACACCGATTTCATTTGGATAATTGATAATAGGAGTTCCCGACAATAATACAATACGAGCATTGGTAGCTTTCATCAAATAGTCATACAAGACATACGCAATAGAATCGGGTTTTTTGATTTTATTTACGACTCTACTTACAAAATTATGTGCTTCATCAATAATCACCACACTGTTATCAAACGGATTTTTAGTCATATTGTCTGTAAGTTTCATTAAAGAGTTTTTGTTCAAACCATTGTAATTGATGTCCTTGTATTTGGAACGAATCATTTCATTCAATTGGTCATCAATAGATGTTTGTTGTTCAGCAGTCAATTGTGCGTAGTTGGATTCTTCTTTCACATTCAAGAACCAAGCTCCTCCTTGTTCGCGAATGAACTCCACAGGTAAAGATAATGCGCGTGATAAGATACCGGTCATTTGAGCATTGCCTTCAATAGATACAAATTCCCAATATTGGTCTTTGCGATACAAATCATCACCACATTTCTTCATTTCACTGAAAAAGTTCATCTTCAATGAGGCAGGAGTCATGACAACAACGGGTTTGTTTTGTTTCATGCCTTCAGCAATCGCAATAGAAGTACATGTTTTACCAGAACCCAGACCGTGGAACAATAACAATCCGCGATAAGGAGTATATAAATTTAGGTAATCACGTACAATTTTTTGATGAGTTAACAAATCAAATTCTGTTTGGTCACTTTTGCGGTCACAACTTACTTCATCGCTCACATCCATTAGTTCTTTACGTCTTGGTTCAAACAAATTGCGTAACTTGGAAATGAACATTTTACGATTATTCATGTAATAAGGAGAAGCCATAATAATGTTCTTTTCCTTTTCTTTGGGAAGTCTTTCAGATATCTTTTGAGAGCGAATCATCGCAGTGGTCAGGTCAATTTCGTCCAAGTCAATTGCCTCTATGGGTTGCTTCACTTTTGGTTTACGTCCGCGTTTCTTGGGAACGGGTAGTTCAACTGGCTCTGGTTTTTGAACCGTTAACTCAATTTTATCTTCAGGCACAGGCTCAGGTTCGGATTCTTCTTCAACTTCAGGTTCTTCTACTTCGGGTTCAGGTTCAGGCTCCTTTACTTCGGGTTCAGGTTGAGGTTCGGGTTCACGAATATCAGGAAACAATGGTTGTTCTTCTTCTTCTTTTTCTTCTTCGCGAACATCTTCAGGAATCATAGGTGCATCATCAATCACAATCTTATTAGTCAATTTAATTACGCTAGGTTCAGCTACTTTTTCCATATGAGAAACCACCGGAATTTGAGAACCAGACATAGAAGATGTTTTGGGGTATACAGATAATTTACCCAGTTTACGAATCTTATCTACAACCAATTCGCGGTCCAAATTAGAAGAAGCACGTCTATCAATAATGGATAATTTTTTAGGTTCTCGTACAGGTTCAACAAACTCGGCTGGCTCAGA